GCCTCTTAAGCGCCATTTCAGCTTCTGGTGCTGATCGAGAATCAAGCAGCTTTATTTCTTTCTTGGACGAATTAAGCTCATTCTCATAGTCGTACGCGCGGACCGAGGACCAGAATGATGCTTCGTTATCTGGAATGCATACAGAAATTGTTGTGACGGATGAAACCGTGCCGTTAGCAAAGTTGCTGGTGAACGCGCCCGGAGCCAGAGTTCCTACTACATGCTGAACAGTAAGAATGGTAGGGTCAGTCGGGTCAACGAATGTGATGGTAGCAAAGTTTGCAGCACCTTGACGAATTTCGTGCCCGACTTTTACCACACTGGGAGCACTTAGGACGACCTGAAGAACTTTATTGGTGGAACGAATCCAGTCCTCCTGATTCCTTTTGTACGAATGCACTTGAAGCATGTCCGTGAGGATTGGATCGTAGTACTTCTTATGCGCGGCGGGAAGATTTTGAAACTCACTTACCGTAAGCCGTTGCTCGGAGTTAACCCAATTATTTCTCCAGTGCTTGATCTGTCGCCTCGCTTTGGCTTCAGACCCATATTTCTTCTGAATGAAAGCCGCAAAGTCTGCCGGTGGCAGTGACATATCATAATATGGGTCTACGATATCATTGGCAAACCATACTAGCCATCCTAGATCGGGACGATTGTAGTATCGTTCTGACAGCAAGTCAATTCGGTCCGAGTCATCGGTTGTATATGGGTAGTAGACAGTCTTATTAAGCCGAGAATTTGTTGTGAAACGAGCCCGAGCCATTAGATTCCTGGCGATGGTACCACCATATGATACCGTAGGAAGATGCTTAAAATAGTTCAAGTAAAGTCTCCTATGCTGGGGGGTTTGGTTCGGGCAGGGGGGAGGTTTCGACAAGACTTAAAGTAGATGTTCCATCCACATACCCTCGGCCTTGGTCGATGACAGGACTCAGCGCGGCTAGTGTAGCAGCATCTGGATCGGGCGCTGCTATGGAGCCAACATCAGATAGTGCGCTAATATTTCCTGCCGCATCATCCCAGTCGTATGATAGCAGGTAATCGATCTCTACTAAGTTTAGCGAAAGAGCAATCACTACTGGTAGATTAGTACCTTCAAAGAAAGCAGGAGCATTACCGGCAGTGTAATTCACATTAACAGATTTGATAAAACATTTCTTTATGCGGATAATACTATCAGGCCCCCAGCCCCAGACATTTGCACCTGCAGTTTGGTCCCAAGGGTAAAAATTGATCTGAACCAAGTCTGGGTAGTTTAGCATTGATGCGCTTCCAGAAAATTTAATTGTTGGAAGTGATCGCCGTTTAAGCTCTCGTATCATCCTGGCGATCTTTTTACTTTGTTCGGGGGAATCCGGAAATAGAGTCCAACTGAAATTGTGATCCCGCAACATAGGTCCTTGAAAAGCAACCGAAGAGTTCGGGTTTGGCGCATCACCCGCCGCTTGTTGTAGAGCCGATGTAATAGCAGCGGCTGGGAACTGAGCCGCCAATGTATTTACGGCGCCTTGAGCTACGTCTCCCACAGCACCTGGTGCCATTCCGACTACTTGACCTACTTTGCCCATGGCCACTTGAGCTATGTCACCCGAGTTTCTGGATAGCATTGCCGATGCCATAGAGCCTATGCTGCTATTATTGATCAGATCGCCCATGGATTCTAGTTCTACATTAGAAAAATTGGCTGAGGTCATATCGCTCAGTTCAATTGGAAGTGGCAGAGTCCATTTTGTGCCGATGGGCGAAGTATTAGCAGGCTTAAGAGGGTGGGGTCGTTCGTATTTGAAGAATCTTAGCGTGGTAAAATACTTGCCTTGCCCAGTCATAGGTCCAGAATCTGCTGCTATTTGATCCGCTGTTCGGTTATCTGCTGACCGAGGCTCTAGATTAGTTCCGGTTAACCGCGCAAGTCCTCGGGCATCAGCAGTTTGAGCAAATTCTACTGTCATTATAGTACCGACTCGCTAATTGAGGCCGCTTCTTCTCTAGCCAAGCGGATTTTTGTACTAGGGTTTATGTCTTGGATATATTGACTTATAGATACCCCAGAAGCTTGGCGCCCCGCAACCAAGTTTGCCTCACTAATCCGAGATGATACTCTGCCTGCAATTGCAAAGAACTCTGGGCGAGCGCCAGAAACCAGCGTATCGGTTTTGTTTGCCGTCAATGCACTAACACTATCAAACGAAGCGCCAATGTTAAAGAATGATTCCGCCGTGTTTCTGGCAATGGTTGATGTATTGATAGGAAGTCCGCCTACGATTGAACTTACTACAGAGTTCACCATTCGCCCTACCGGCGAAAGTGAATTAGATTTGACAAAGCTTAATGGATTAAAGCTCATGTGTATTTGCCCTAACTGTATAAATAGTATCTGGTAATGTTTATTTATACGAAAATAGAGCAATGGGTAAATATTATACTGGCAGATTTAAGCCAAAAAATCCAACGAAGTATAGAGGCGACCATACCAACATTGTATATAGGAGTAGATGGGAACTAGTTGTGATGCAAAAGTTTGATGCCCATCCAGACATTGTCGAGTGGGCGAGTGAAGAATTAGTAATACCCTACATTTCTCCGGTTGACAACAAACGTCATAGATACTTCCCTGATTTTTTCATTAAGCGCCGCGATAAATATGGTGTGATTGAAAGCATCCTTATTGAAGTAAAGCCGCTAGCCCAAACAAAACCACCGAAGGTGCTAGCAAAGCCCACTAGGCGCTACATTAATGAAGTATATACTTACGGTGTTAACCAAAGCAAATGGGCCGCGGCAGAAGCTGTATGCAAAGATCGCGGATGGAAGTTCATGGTTATGACGGAAGCAGACATAGGAATTAAGTTTTAATGGCAAATATCTTTGATGATATTCTCGTTAAAGGAGTTCGGGCAGGTAAAGCTCCGGCAATGACCACTCAGGCCAGAGAATGGTATCGTAAGACGGCGGGTGAGTTCAAGCGAGTAGATGAAAAAAAGTTACACAAGTCCGACCCGGGCAGACTGGTGCCCAAACTTAAACTTGGCAATCTGTATATGTTCTATTACGATGCCAAGCATAAGGAAACACTTCCATATTTCGATAGGTTCCCATTAATCTATCCTTTCAGAATAAAGAATGATAGATTCTGGGGAATAAACCTACACTATCTTCCGCTGCCGCTCCGTGCTAAACTCATGGATGCACTTTATGATATCACCAACAACACAAGGTTTGATGAATCGACGAAGCTAATGATGACGTACAAACTACTGAATGCTAGTTCAAAGTTTAAGTGGTTCAAGCCTTGCGTAAAGGAATATCTATTTTCACAAGTCCAGACTCGCTTTATGTATGTGTTTCCGTCGGAATGGGATATTGCCTTGTTCTTACCTCTTGAGCGCTTTGTTGGGGCAACTAAAACTCAAGTCTGGGCAGATTCCAGAAAAATAATTAACGGATAAGCAAATGTCAATTTCAATTTCGGATGTCAGAGCAGATATTATGGCTAGAGGCATTATGCCCGCCAATAAATTCAATGTCAACATGACAGTGCCAGACTACCTAACCGGCAGATATGATTCAAGAACAATCTCCACTCGTTGTGAGTCGGCAAGTCTCCCTGGCGTGTCTATGACGGGTGCTGAGGGAATGCGGCTTGGCTATGGCCCACTAGAGATGACACCATCCTCTTTGATCTTCCAAGATATCCCATTGGTCTTTATGCTTGATGCTGGTGGTGAAGTATATGAGTTCTTCTACAATTGGATGAACTGTATCGTAAACTACAATTCTTCACGAGGTGCTAACGCAAAGGAAGGGCCTGTGTCCTCGGCTTCTACTTATGAGGTGGGCTATAAGTCCAAGTTTACCTCTCAAGTAGAAATTTCGTCTCAGGGAAACAAACAGAACGACGCAAGCGGCGGCTATCAGAATAGCATTACTACTACCCTATATAGTGCATATCCCAAGAGTATATCTGACTTGGACCTCAACTGGGAATCAAACGACACATACGTCAAACTGCAAGTCGTACTTGGCTTCAAAGATTATAAAACAACCTTCTATAACGGCTAACTGAAAGAGTATATCACATGAAACTTCCTACCTTTGAACACCCCACATTTGAAATTACAGTCCCGTCAACCGAAACTGTTGTAAGAGCTCGCCCGTTCCTAGTCAAAGAGGAAAAGATTCTTCTTATGGCTCAGCAGAGTGATAACGACCGAGATATTATCTTTGCTATTAAACAAATTCTTGATAACTGTGTAGTTTCTGAGGGCTTTACCTCCAATGATCTTACTACATTTGATCTAGAGTATCTGTTTATTAAGCTACGGGCTCAATCGGTTAACAACATCATTGATGTTTCATACCGAGATAATGAGGACGAAAAACAATACGACTTTAAGATCGACCTTGATGATATTATTGTAAAGCGCAACAAAGAAATGGATCGAAAGATTCAACTTACCGATACCGTTGGCGTAGTGATGCAATATCCTTCTATCAATGTAGTTGAGGCTGCACCTGAACTAGCTGGTGTAAATGAAATTGTAGACTATACAATTCGATCATGCATTAAACAAGTATTTGATGAAGATAACGTATACGAACTTAAGGACTTTTCTAATGCGGAAGTAACTGAGTTCCTAGACTCTCTTGATGTGATTTCATATGAAAAGATTAGAGCGTTTGTTGAATCTATTCCAACTGTGTATTATAAGATTGAGTACACAAATTCTATGGGAAATAAACGAACAATTGAACTCGAAAGTCTCCGTGATTTTTTTACCTGGGGCTAAGTCATAACAACTTAGCCAATTACTATTCTACTATCTTTAGCATGGCACAACACCATAAATACTCTATTACGGAACTTGAGAATATGTTCCCATACGAAAGAGACATTTATATCGATTTACTGCTAGCCCATCTGGAAAAGCAGAAACAAGAATTAGGAAAGAGATAATACTTTGCCAGTAGGAGCTCTAGTAGGTTTGGCAGTTCGGGGAGGCGCCACTAGAGCTGCATCCGTCGCCGCTGCAAGGTCCGCAGGAAGAGCAAGCAGGTTAGCTACCAGAGGCGGTGCGTTTACCCGAGCAGCAAAGGCGCCTAAAGGCGGGCTCAGAGGGCTAAAGCGATCGGCACTTTTAGGCGGCGCCTTAGCAGGCCGCGGTGGCGGTGGTGGGCCCTATGG